TTCGGCGGCGGACCCAGATTGAGGCTCAGATCCGGGCCAATGGCGATGACGATCGGGCGCGTCTTCACGTTGCGCTGCGCCCCATACATGTAATCGTTGCGCCATTGATCGTAGGGGATGTCATCGAGGTAGTTTTCGTTGACAAACCCGACTGATGTCGTGTGATCGCGGAACGTGTGTTCAGCCCACTTGCCAAGCCGGTCGGCGACCACGCCCACCGTTCCCGGCCCGGTGCCCAGCGGGTAGCTGGCCTGCCCGGCGACGGTCTGGAACGAAACGCCGGCCCCCAGCATGTTGCTGGACCGCAGCCATTCCCAGTCGTCGTGTTCCATCACGATGTCGGAATATGCGTCCTTGACCCACGCGGTGACCCTGCCGACGCTGCCGGTGGCCCCGACCACGGTCGGCAGCACCGTGTTGAGGGCGGCGAACGGCGCCACGCCGCAATTCATGATCGCCACGCGGCACATTTCCAGGTAGGTCACGTCAATACGTCCTGCGAATGACCTCGGTCATCCACGCCGGTCCCTTGGGGTTCGGATCGGACAGCACGGACACGGAATGAACCGGCGTCGTGAAGCGCGGCGTCTTGTTCTCTGGCCGCTCGGTGTCGGCTCCAAAAATCTGCGTGTTCACGGTGTCGACCTTGGCGCGCAGGATGATCTCCAGCACCGACCGGCGCACCGTGAGGTTCGTCGCCACCGGCAGCCAGCCCAATTCTCGCCAGCGCCCGTTGGTCATCACCTCGGCTGGCTTGCCGTTCACCCACACGGGAAACGACATGGCGGCGTTCCTGTCAGTCGAGGGTTGCAGGCGGATCTCGATCGGTTCGTTCATAAAAGCCAACTCATCGGCGTAGTCCTTGGCGATCAGGTCCTTGTCCGCGAGGATGATATCGCCATCGTAATCCTTTGGGTCGGCGATGGGTTCATATTGCTCGACAGCGACATCGCTGTTGTGGGCTTCTTTCTTCTGAAACGGCGGCATGCATCACCTCTGACTGTTGCCGTTACGGGACGGTTCATTCATGATCAGAGGCGGACGCCCAGGCCGTTGAACCGGCTCTGAGCGTCCTGACACTGACCCTAGGGTGGAGGATCGACGTGCTTCCCAAGCCATTACCGCCTCGCGACCTCGTGCGCCAGTTGCTGGCTTATGACCCCGAAACCGGCGCCCTGACCTGGCTGCCGAGACCGCGAGAGATGTTTGACAGCGAACGGACATTCCGGTCATGGAACGCCAAGAATGTAGGGAAGCCCGCGGGGGCGGTGACAAAGGCCGGATATATCCTCATCCGACTCCAGAACCACCCATACTACGCACATAGGTTGATTTGGCTTCTGACCCACGGCGAACCGCTTCCTGACACCATCGATCATGCTGATCGAAACCCCGCGAACAACCGCATCGACAATCTGCGAGCCGCGACAAACGGTCTGAACATGGCCAACATCTTGGTCCGGAGGGACAACAAGGTTGGCGTCAAGGGTGTTCAGGCCCATGGGCGCGGTTTCATGGCCAGGATCAGGTCCAGGAACAAGGAAGCATACCTCGGCACCTTCGATACCATCGAGGAAGCCACGCAGGCCTATCAGGACGCCGCCGCCAGAATTCATGGGCCGTTTGCCCGTTGGGACTGACGACGGCACCAGATCAGGAAAGCTGTGGCCGAGATGGCAATTGGCTAACGTTCTGAAACGCAGTCGTAACTACGCCGGATGCTGTCCAACTACCCGTGCCCGGCGTCCACGGCGCGGCGGCTGGTGCTGTTCTCACAATCGCATACGCGAGCGCGCAGAAATTGTCGGGGATCGGCGGGAACTGCGGGTCGCGCAGAAACGCCCCCACGGTGGTCGTGACGCCAGTGGTGGTCGGCAGGATCTGTCCCTGCGCCATCTGGATCACGCCAGCGGCGTTAACGCCGAGGACCAGCACGCATGTGCTGTTCGGCGGCACGGCGACAAACGGTTGCCCGGTGACCGCGTCGGTGGTTGGCGTCGGCTGCGCGGTCTGCGCCGCCAGGGGGGTCGCGAACTTGCCCTGGATCGCGCAAACAGTCGCCGCCGTCGTCGTGTAGGTCGAGGTAGTCCCGGCGACCACACCCGCATTGGACAGGTTCTGTGTGACACCATAATCAAAGTTGAGGGTAGCCATTTCATTCCCCTTTCAAACGAGGATCGTCGGATCGAACGCCCCGGTGGGCGAGAAATAGGCGGTGGTCGCGCCGCTCAGTGGCGTGGTGCCGCCGATGTAAGAGCCACTGATCGTCACGGTGATGAAGCCGATCAGCGCCTGCCCACGCGGGAATTGCGGGAACCCCGCGCTACCCGCCGTCGTGCCGTTGGGACCGGGCGCGAACGTCACGGTGCCCGCGCTGTCGGTGAACCAGCACCCGATGCCGAAAAACCCGGTAGTCACGTTGAGGCCTAGCGGTTTCGGCAATTCGGTGCCGGCGGCGATCGTCACCATGCGACCGTTGGCGCAGGCCTGGAACGCCGCCGCGCCGATCTTCGCCGTCGTGGTGTCAGTTGTGCCGACGACGAGGCCAGCGGGCGTGAGAGCCTGCGAGGACATACGATCGCCGATCGGAATCAGGCAGGAGCGCAGGGCATGCGCCCACCGCACTTCCCTGAAGCCGGCGAGGTATCTGTTCATCGTGTCAAGCATTGGATGCCTCCTTTACTTGATCACTCAGACCAATACTTTGGAACCGACGTTGCCAACGGCCATCCAGCCTTGATTTTCGATCATCACGGCCTTCCACCACGCGCAGCCGACGTAACCGCGCTGGCCCAGCGGGTCAGACTTGGTTTTGTCGCCGGGCGGAATGAATGTCGGATCGAGCGCGCCGAGACCGCGCACCGCGATCTGCCCCCAGGCGTCCTGCGCCGTGACGATGAACGGGTAGATGTCGATATTCGCGCCCGTGGTGGACGATAGCCCGGTGGCGCCCACCCCAGCGCCACCGTCCTGGATGGACGGGAGATCCGCCGAGGTGATGAAGCGGAACCGCTCGCACTTGCCGATCTCGTTCTGGATTGGCGATCCGGACGCGTAGGCCTCGGCGGGCACGAAGTTGGGCAAGTCCCTGATGTCAGGCTCAAGGTCGGTGTGGCTGTAAACCGTGAAGCCCTCGGCGACCGGGTCGGTGCCGAAATTTTGGCTCGCCTTCAGAACCTTGTTGACGGGCTTGCCATGGTTGGCCTGAAGATTCCGCGCGATGCGCCGGATGAGGCCCAGCGTCAGCCCGCCATTGGTCGTGGAGATCGATGTCCCGGCGCCGCCGTAGTAGACGTTGGTGCAGGCCCGCAACGCGCCGTAGGCGATCATTTCGTTGACGAACGTCATCCGCTCGCCAGCCTGTTCGATCATCGCCTTGGGGATGTCGTCCTCATACAAGTTGTAGGTCTTGTCTGAGAACCCGTAGAGGCAGCCGAATTGCTGCACGACCACGGTGATGTCCAACGGCACGATGGAATCCGGCGGCGGAGTCACGCCCTCGGAGAGTTGGTGCGCCTGGGCAATGATATTACCCCGATCGCCCGGCCCGTTCTGGAAAAACTGGTTCTGCGACGAGGCCGTGGCCCCGGTGGCGCCATAGGGCAGCCAGCGGCGCGCGACGTACGTGTCAGAGTTGTTCTTGGGCATTGGGATCTGGCGCCCGCTGCGGCCCAATACTTCCTGCGGCACGGCGTGCGAAAGTATTTCACCCTTGAATTTCGCAAGTCGGGCAGTCGTCATGCCAAACGTTTGCATTGCCATGGTTGGCGCTCCTGTGAAGAGGATTTTCTGAGGTATTCACGGGAACCGCCGTCAAATGGCGTCGGTCACAGGCCGGAATGAACCGGTCGTCGGCGTAGGCGTGTCAGCGGTTTTTGAAGCCAGACTCGAAAGCGGCCTCAACGTCGTTGGTGGCGTCGGCGGCGGGTGCCGCCCCATCGCCGCGTGGTTGCACGGCCTGGCGGATGCGGTCAGTGCGCGCGTCGGCGCGAGCCGCCTGCGCCTGGCGCGTCTGCGTCCTGGTTTGCGTCTCGCGCTGAAACAGGTTGATCGCGCGCATCACCACGGCGGCTGATTCAGTGCCGTTGATCCGCCGCTGGTAACCGGCGTCCTTGGTCGCCAGCCACTTGCGGAAGGGGTTATTGGGATCTGGCATCTGCTGGGAGACATCGACGGCGCCGACGATGTCCCGCCAGTCAGGATGGGCGTCTTCAAGGACCTCCACCTCACGCTCGGACGCGTGTTCATTGAGCATGCGGCGGATGACGGCGGGATCAGCGCCGTTCCCGTTGACGCCCGAGAGAGCGCGCTCCAGCGCGGCCCGCGTGGAATTCGCCAGTTCGGGGAAATCGCGCTCCAGGTCGGCAAACGCTTCGCGCGATACCTCGATCTTGCGACCCTGCGGCGTCTGGTCGCGCAGGCCATTGATGACTTTCTGTAGGTTGCCGATCGTCCCGAACGCTTTGGAAAGCTGTTGATCATATGTGGCCGTCTTTGCCGCGGCGGTCCTCACGTTATCCCAGTCCGACCTCGTGATCTGGACGTAATCCGGGTCCGCCTTGCCGTTCGGTTTGATCTCCCGTGGGGTTTCCGCGGGCTGATCTTTACCGGGGGCGGCGCGTGGCTCCGGACGTTTCGGCGTTTCGGCTTCGAACCCGCCCGCGAAGGCAGCCTCGGCAGCCGCGTCATCAGTGGTGGTGTCGTGTTCGTCTTCGTTCATGAGTTACTCCACAGTCCGGACACGCCTCGCGGTGTGTCCTCTCCGGCATCGGTCAATATTGGCCGATCTTGTCCCAGCGCGAGGAATCGCTTGATCGCGCGTATCTCGCCTCGCAGCATCGCGGTGTCGAGTTCCGGGCGTGGCGCGTCGTTGCGCCGCCGGGCGTTGTCCAGTTCGCTGGCGAGCCACCCTTCCAGGCGCCGCCACAGGGGGCTGGCGCGGTCCACCGGGCCGAGGTCGAACGGCGGGTCGGGCTGCGGGAAGAAGTCGCTCACTGGGTCTGGTCTCGCCCCTGCGTGGCGGCGGCGCCCGCGCCCGCCATGAGGCCCGCGAGGCCGTACCGGCGGATGATGTCCATCCTGGCGGGATCGAACACGACGAGGTTGCGGCTACCCTCGCCCGCGCCGCGGCTGCCGGCGTCAAGGTATCGAATCCCGGGAACACCGGCCGCGTTCAGCGCCGCCGACGCATCAGCCTGCGAAGACCGGGACGCCAGGCGGTGATAGATCATCTGACCGCTCTCGGACGGATCGTAGTCGCCCGACGATGGGTGATACATATCGGGGTTGATCTTCGCCAACGCCGCCTGGACATCGGGGTGCTGCCGCGACAACGGTCGATCCCAGTCGAGGAATCTGGCCGGGTCCGCGTGGACCTTAACCTCATACATATGGCCTGGTGGCGCGTTCGCCTCCGCGTCCTGCAACGCCCGCTCGGCGGCTTCGACCCTGGCGCGGGCAGCCACGGAGCCATCGAACGCGGCGTGGGCGTTGTTGTACTCGTCACCCGCCGCCTGGACCTTTGGATCAGCCTGCGGCCCATACCTGTCGCGATAATATTTCGCCGTGTTTTCCGCCTCACCGAGATATCCCGCGCCAACCCCGAAGGCCTGACTGCCCTCGCCCGTGCCGATCTTTACCGGGTCGAACTCTCCCAACGGATTGCGCGCGGTTGGCGGAAACTCGTGGGGGCTGCCGTGGTAGGCCGTGAAGCCGGGCGGTTGCCACACCAGGTCCTCCGCGATCTTCCTGCCGCCAATCCGCTCCGACACCTGACCCGGCCCGGTGTTCGGCTCAAACCCCAGCCGCTGATAGAGCCGTAGTTGGTCCGCCTGTGCCTGCGGGCCGCGGAACGCGTCGGTGGACAGCACGACCGGATTGCCGCGCGCCGCCGCCTCGTCCTGGATCTGACGGATCACCTGAGAGCCGATGCCCTGGTTCTGCATCGATGGATTGATGGCGATGTCGCCAATGCGCGTGGATGCATCGCCGTGGTCGTATTTCACGCGTCCGACCGGCGTTTCGCCGGAGAGGATCGTGCCGTCCTTCAGGATCGAGACCGGCCCTGGCGCTTCACCCGTCGCGTTGATCAACCCCCTCGACGGTGGCGGCGGGTTCGCCAGTCCCCGCCTCGACGCCAGCGCCACCGCGCCGGTCCCGGCCTCGGCGCCCATGGGACCGCCGGCCAGCATCGTCGCGTCGTGCAACTCCATCGACGCCTCGCGCATGCGGTCTGCTTGCTCGGCGGACATTGGAACGCTGCCTCCAATGTCCGTGCCGGGCCTGAAGTCCGCGCGCGGCATCGTCATGGACTGCCCGGCATAAGCGTCCCGTGCCGGCCCCGCAGGCTCGGCGGGCAACGTCGGCAACGCGCGCTCGCCCCCGAACATGCCCGACAGCCAGTCCATGACCCCACCGCCCGAGGTCAGTTCCGGCGGCGCCGGGTCGGCGTTGGCCGTGCCGTTGATCAAAGGCACCTACCCACCCACGCGCCGCCGCTCGACGGGGAACGCGCGGAACGGGTTGACCGGCGCCGGGATCTGGGCGCGCTCCACCAACAGCCGCCGCAGCATATCCACCTCGCGCTTAAGCAACGCGTTCTCGCGCTCCATGTCGACCATCTGAAGGCCGACCTCAAGCGCGTGCTGATACCAGTCGATCATGGGTTCACCTGTGATGCCGCCTGACCGTTCGCCGCTTTGCCGGGGACCTGAACGGCTGGCGGGTTCTGGTGCTTGAACAGGTCCGATCCGGTGTCGATGGTGTGCTGGCGCCGCTGTTCCGCCGTCTGCTGGTCCGCCTGCCGGGCCGCGTGCGCCGAGTCGAGCGCGTGCGTGACCGCCGCGTGATCGGTGTCCACGGCGTGCTGGCGCGCTGCCTCGGCGGTGTCGACCGCGTGCTTGTGGACATCGACCACATGCGCCGCGTGCGTGTCGCGCGTGTGGATCGCGTTGTTGATCGCGTTCAGTTGCTGTTCGACCTGTAGCTTCATCGCGGTCTGCGCGAGTTCCGCCTTGGTCTGGTCGAGGCTGATCTGGTGGCGGTTGGCGTAGTCCAGCATGGCCAGTTGGCGTTTCTGTTCCATTTCGTGCAAATCGACGGTGGCCTGGACGTGCAGCTTCTGCCCCTCCAGCGTGTTGGCGGCGTCGGCCACGCGCTGTTCGGCCTGCTGCGTCTGCTGATCGGCGGTTTGCTTCATCACGCCAAGCTTGATCTGCGTGTCGGCGTTGATGCGCGCGACGGTGACCGGGGGCGGCTCGGGCGGCGGCGCCGCGGCCATCTTCTCTTGCTCTTCCTCGGTGTATTGCATGTCGGTGGGATCGAGGCGCTTGGATTTCAGGAACAGCGCGGCCCATTTTTTCGGATCGATACCGTAAATTGGGTTCGCCGCCATGTTGCCCATCTGCGCGATGCTCTGGTCCTGAATGGCGCGCTCGACCAGCGCGACGGAGCCGTGCGCGTCGACCTCGAATTCGCCCTTTTCCTCGTTGGGGACATCAGGATCGAGCAACAGCCACTCGTAAAACTGGCGTATCAGAGGCTCGGTGATGAAGTCGTCAAAACTGTAGCCAATTGAACGGAGAAGCTGGTTCGCGTTGTTGTTCTGCAATTGCGTCGCGCCGAACGTGTCTGGCGTGGTCGACCCGGACTGCCCCTGCGTGATCAGCGGGATCGATGTCGTTTCCTCGGCGAACCGTTCCGCCAGGGTGATAATCGACATGAGTTGCTCGGTGACGTTGGGAATCGCGATCGCCATCATCGCCTGCCGCACGTCCTGCGGCCCGTCGTTGGTCTTGAACCAGATCTTATCGGGGGTGATCGTCCACAGGCCGTCCGCCGGTATGATCGCGCTCTGGTCGATGACCAACTGGCTGCCCGCGCTCTTGCCCGCGTTGTTGAGCAACGCCCGAACGGCGGCGTTGACCATGCGTTGCGGCGTCCGCATCTGTTCCGCCACGCCGACGCCGGCCCAGCTTTCGGCGCGCCGCTGCCACGGCATGGAGTTATACGGGAACGAGCCGCTGTCGAGCGGATTGATCGTGGCGCGGATGACCGTGTCGTTGATCAACGTCACGATCACGAACACCTCGTCGCGCTTGTCGTTCTCGGCATCCTCGTCGGTGTAAGGATCGCGGCCCGAGGCCATGTCGATCGCGCGCATCTCCTCCTTGGTCAGCGTGCCCTGGAAATACCAGATTTCGAAACGATCCTTGTCGCGCTTCGACCCGGGACCGCGATCGGTCTCCGACCGGTAGGCCTTGTTCGGTCCCTCATCCAGCACCTGATCGATCGCGTCCCCGATATAACCGGGCAGGCTCTTAAGCTTGCGGATTTGCCGCGCCGACATGTGGTCGCGCTCAAAGATGTAGCTGCCGTCGTGGATGTTCTCACCGCACGCGGGGTCGGGGAAAATGTTCCACGGGTCCACCCACACCGCCGCCGGCTGGATGGTGTCCTTGATGATGACCTTAAGGTCCTCGCCGTGGCGTTGCTTCGTCA